AACTTTCTCAAAAATCTCTTTGACTACAAAGAAGCTCCGCATGGACTGGGAACTTTCAACAGAGTCACTAGAAGATAACATCGAGGGTGCAGATCTTGAAGATCATATTGCACGTTTGATGGCAACACAGGCAGGTAACGACATTGAAGATGTAATCCTCAATGGTGATACAGCCCTAACAGGCGATGCCCTATACAAGTCATTTGATGGCGTTGTAAAGAAGGCAAAAGCTAACGCACACGTAGTAGATGCTCTTGGAGCAGGCGTAAACCGTGAGTTGTTTAACAAAGCACTCAAGGCAATGCCACGTAAGTACAAGCAACGTCGTGCAGACCTTCGCTTCCTAGCAGGATCAAACCTGATTCAGGATTTCCTATATGCTAACAGCATTGGAACAAACCAAACAATTCCACAAGATATCGCATCAAGCGTAATCCGTGGAGGAGTTTCACCACTAGGTGGACCAGCAGGATATGTGGCACCATTCGCATTCGGTATTCCGATTGTTGAAGTTCCACTTCTTCCTGAGACACAGACTGGATCATACTCTTCTCCATCAGGAAACCACGGAGACGTCCACTTGACATTCCCAAATAACGTAGTTATTGGTATCAAGCGTGATGTAACCGTTTACCGCTTCTTCGAGCCACGTAAGGACTCAATCGAGTACACATTGTATACTCGTGTTGGCGTTCAAATCGAGCAGGCAGATGCTTGGGTAGTTGTTCGTAACGTTAAGGTTGCTTCCTAATAATAGGATTTAACTAGTTGGAAAGGCCCCTAATTAATTTTAGGGGCTTTTCATTTTAATTTAACAATGCTATAATTGCTTTAAGTAGAAATAGGAGATTTGCATGTCATTTGAGACATTAAAGATATCAGAGCTAAGAAAGATCGCAGAAGATTTTGCAGTCGATACCGAAGGCCTAAAAACCAAGGTTGATATTATTGCCTCTCTTGCAGAAGAGGGCGTTACATGGTCTGTATATAACAGCACTATTAAAAAGATTGAAGAAGAGACGGAAGACATGTCAATAGAAGTATTGCCAAAGTTTGATCCAAAAGTAGAACAGCCAGAAAATACAGTATTAGTAAGAATGACCAGAGAGAACTTTAGATTTGATATTATGGGAGCCACTTTTACCAAAGAGCATCCATTCGTAGCCTTATCTGAAGAGATCGCTCAAGAAATTTTTGATAAGGAGGAAGGCTTTAGGTTAGCATCTCCTAGAGAAGTCCAGGAGTATTACAGCTAGTCTAAGTCAATAAAATGGCAGAGATTTTAGTTAAATCACAATCACCAATTGTTCATCAAGTATTTTGGAACGGTGACATTGCAGTCACAGATTCATTGCCTATTGTTAAGATATACGATACCACTCTAGATGCGACAATTAGTCCTGCCGTACTCCCTACAACTTTATTAAGCACATTAACATCAGCAATAGACGAAAGCAATCCTGGAACTTACAGTGTAAATATTCCGTACTCTCTTACTGGCCGAAGCAGAACCCTGAAACTACAATGGGAATACTCTATAGGCGGAACTGCTGTTGTTAGATCAGACACAGTTTTTGTGGTAACCCCATATGTTGATTTTAACCACGTACAAGATTTAGGATTTAGCACAGACTCATCTGATCCAGGATACAAGTCTTACAAAGAATTATTAAAAGCAGAGCGTTATGCTAGAAAACAAATTGAAGAATATACTGGGCAAAAGTTTTTCCTATATGACGACATTCAGGTAGTTTACGGATATGATTCAGACACTCTTCCGCTGCCTGCTAAGATAAATGCACTTCATAGCCTAACAATGAACGACACCCTACTACTAGACAATATTAATAATATTAACAACTGGAATTTCCCTGTTCAGATTTCTGAAAGCGGATATGGTATTAGAGTTAATAGAGCAAGTTTAGTAGATAACACAGTCTATACAGCAAACGGTATGGTTCCACCCAGCATTCATGATTACTCAGGATTATTTAATTCAGGAGTTCCTTATAAAGTAACTGGTAGATTTGGTTGGAGCGAAGTTCCAGATAATGTAGAGCTAGCAGCTATTGAGCTTATAAAAGATTATTTCTCTAAGGACACTGCTTGGAGAAACAAATACGTCAAGTCTATATCAACATTTGACTGGGATTTTGAGTATACAGGAGATGCTTATACAGGCACAGGCAACGCTTTTGCGGACAACCTGTTAGCCGATTATGTCTTAACAATTAAAGCTGAGATTATATAATGAGTGGCATCGTAGACTCTGTCTTGTCTATGAATTTAGATGTTTACAGACAGTCTGAAATTCAAGATCCAGATACTGGAGCAATCGTAAAAGAGTGGAATTACTATAAAACAATTGCATGTCACGCAAAGGGTGTAATCAGCAACTCTGCAACGACTCGATCTAGCGATAAGCAAATTTTTTCAAACAAGTATTTAAATGATCAAGTTATTCAGGTAAGAACTTCTGAAAAATTAACAGCTAGAGAAAAAGTTACCAACATAAAAGATGTTGAAGGAAACACAATCTGGAATGAAATTAACTATCCAAGTGAGACCCCAACAGTATTTGAAGTAATGGGAACTACACCAATGACAGACCCGTTTGGTAGAGTAATTGCTTATAACTCATCTCTCAAGAGATCGGAGAACCAGCAAATTGGATAATAGCGGACTACTAGTTCAAGCAGCAAGCGGACTTGAAAGAATGATGCACTCAAATCAAAAAGGGCCATTGAGAGACAGTACAGTGGCACAAATATCAGCATACGTATATTATGAAGCATCAGTAATAGCAAAACTAACAAGTAATAAAAAGTTTCAGAATTCATTTAGCAAGCTTATGTTTGATCAGATAAATCTAGATTTTGGAAATTATATTGACGCATTGGCTAGAAGTAAGCCCAAGTCTTTGCATCATGTTTACGAATGGAAAAAGGCTGGTAACAAAACCCATAGGCTGTTTAAACTAAACAAGACCACACAAACTGGTTTATCATTTGGTATTAACTATGATTTCTTGCCATCTAAAACAATGGTCCCCTCATCAAATAGAAGACGTAGTCATATGTTTGCAAATAAGGCTTCTGTTATGGAAAATGGTAAGCCGTTAGTAATTAAACCTAAAAGCGCAGAGCGCCTTGTATTTGAAATGGATGGAGAAGTGGTGTTTATGCCAAAGGGAGCGTCTGTTACAGTTCGTCGCCCTGGAGGATCTGCAGCTACCAATCAATTTACACTAGCCTACTCAAGATTTTTTAGCGGTAGATTAGTAAGCGACTCAATGAAAAGATCTGGGTTTCAAAGATTATTTAACTCAAGTATTACAAGGGCACTGGGAGTTCCATCAAATATCAAAAGAGTTCAGTATTCTTTTTCAGCAAATTCTATTAGGGCTCAAGCTGACTCAGCCTTAGCCTTAGCATTCGGAGGTTCAATGTAATGGCTAATTACAAGTTAGACGCAATGCTGGAGCTAAGAAAGTATCTTTGGAAAGAGCTTTATACCAGAAACATATTTGACGAAGACGACTATTGGAGCGATAACCTAAACGAGAATATTATACCAATTATTCCAGTTCAGCAGGCGCCAGAATTAAATCAATTTATGAGCGGCAAAAAGCATATTGTTTACGACAAGATTGGAATGTCATATGACGACAATTGGTTGATATGCTGTGAGCAGATTCTCTTTACCGTATATTCAACTTCGGTGGCAGATATAAATGAGATTAGAAATTACATGACAGATGAGTTTAGAAGAATGGACGAGTCGGCTAGAGACATAAACAGGTGGACAGGACTTTCAGATATGTTTAAGTTTCACAGTATACATATAGCAGATATCTCCCCAACGGCACCATCTGAAGAACTTCAGGGATTTTTCTCCTCTGAGATCATTTTAGAAATAAAATACTCAAGAGATACAGATACCAATGGGGCCTCAAGCACATTGGGCAGATTTGCCTAGGGTTTGCCTTTTTACCTATAATATTATAAACTTAGGTTAAGAGGAAAGAAGCCTAGCCAGCTTGAATTTAAGATTTGAACAAAAATATATATATATTGAAATATAGGAGGAAATAACTATGGCACAATCCGTAGGTAATGCTAGAAATATTCTAGTCGGTGCATCACCACTGTTCTTGTCAACTATTGACGTGAACGACGCTGATTACATCGAAAACGCAGAAGCAGGCGTAGCAATTGCATCAAGCGCAGGAACAGTAGGCGTCCCAGCATTTGCAACAGGCGTATCATACGCTAATACACTAAACTCTGTTAATCAAACAGCAGGACTATTTGGATACCGTAACGTTGGTTTTACTAACAATGGTCTTCAAATTACATATAACCCAACATTCGACTCAGTAACTGTAGATCAGTTGCTCGATACAGCTAAGCTGTTCAAGTCAGCAATGGAAGTTATGATTGCAACAGAAATGTCAGAAGGTACTCTTGAGAACATTGCAACAGTATTCGGACAACCAGCATCAACTCTATCAACAACAGGAACTGGAACAGGAAAGAAAGACACTCTCGGTCTTGAGGCAGGTGCACTTGGTGCAGCTCCAACAGAGCGTCAGCTAATTGCAGTTGGACTAGCTCCAACAGCATCTTCAACAGCTTCAGAGCGTGTATACTATGCTCGTAGAGTATTGTCTGTACAACAGTCACAATTCTCACTTGCTCGTACAACACCAACAACATTCCCAGTAACTTTCCGTTTACTCCCAGATGCTAGCTACGCTGGCTCAGAGTACGGCAAGATTATTGACCGTGTTCTAGTAGCATAATAAATTTAATTTATTAAATACGATACAAAGGCCCCTAAGAAATTAGGGGCTTTTGTGGTTGTATTAGGATATTTCTTTTAGTATAATGTTTATGAGTAGATCCTAGGAGGACCTAAATTGGCAACAACAGTATATAGCGTAGAAGAGGTACAGCTTCAAAACGGCCAGACCGTAAAGCTAAAGCCCCTATCAATAGCAGAGCTTCGTAAGTTTATGCTAGCAATTAAGAAGACGGCAGAATCAGAAACAGAAGATGACACACTAAACATCTTGATTGACGCCTGTGCAATTGCAATAGAAAAACAACTACCAGAATTGGTAGCAGACAGAGAAGCATTTGAGAACGCCTTAGATGTTCCAACTATGAATCGCATTCTAGAAGTTTGCGGAGGGATCAAGCTTGACGACCCAAACCTACTAGCGGCAGCGGTTCTGGCTGGTCAGAACTAGACTTAGCCGCTTTAGAGGGGGAAGTTTTTTTACTAGGACATTGGAAGAATTACCAGGAACTAGAAGAAAGTCTTTCAATGCCAGAACTTGTAAATACCTTAAAGGCTTTAAAGAAAAGAGATTACGACAGTAAGAAGTTTCAAGCTTCTTTAACTGGAGTAGATATGGGCGAATACGAAGAAGAAAAGAAAACTTCTAGTTTCGAAGAAATACAATTGCGAGCCGCAGGCATAACTGCCAGTGCAGACGATGTAGTATCACTTCAAGGAAGATTCGCAGCGCAAGCTGGTTTCGGAATTGGAGAAGGACTAGGATATGCTAAGGAGTAACCTGAATATAAATGGCTGACGAAACAATCAGTACCCGCATAGTCGCTAATGCCGACTTCTCAGCTCTTATCGCCGATGTGCATAAGGTTACTGCCAGCCTATCAAAACTTCAAGAAAAATTAGCTAGCTCTAATAAGATGATGGCAAATCAAATTGCCGTCATGAACAGATCGTTCTCTGACACATTAAGAAGCACAGGTCAGTTCTCCACACACTTCGTAAGCCTTACTTCAGATGTAGAAAAGTTTGGTAAGAATCTTGACGGCGGAAAATTAAAGTTAAATCAATACTTTAGCGCTTTTAGAGATCAAACTAAAACATCTGGTGGTCTTATTAGAGATCTAGCAAAACAGCAAGTAGCACTACAAAACTCAGTCCTACAGCCACTTGGAAGAAACGCACAAGGACTTATGCAGTTCAATGTTCAGGTCCCTAGAGGACTAGACGCAGTAAAAAATGCTACAGCAATAGCAAGAACAGAAATGCAAATCATGAATAAGGTTGTCCAGGATGGTGCTGGTCAGATTATTAATTTTGGTAAAAATACTCAATGGACAGGCCGTCAGCTAACAGTCGGACTTACTGTCCCGCTGGTTGCGTTTGGCAGTGCTGCAGCAAAAGCATTTAGAGAAGCGGATCAAGAATTAGTAAGATTAACAAAGGTATATGGAGATGTTGCGGGAACTTCTTCAGCAGAGCTGGGTAAAGTAAGAGACGATGTTGTTCAAACAGCAAAAGAAATTTCACAGGCTATGGGAGTTTCTTTTAAAGAAACTATTGGTCTAGCAGCGGATATTGCGGCAACTGGAAAAACTGGAGACGACCTTTTAGGATCTGTTAGAGAAACAACTAGACTTGCCGTACTTGGAGAAGTAGATCGACAAGAAGCCATGAAGGCTACGCTTGCAATTCAGTCTGCATTTAAATCCAATACAGATGAATTATCAGAATCAATTAACTTTCTTAACGCAGTTGAAAACCAAACATCAACAACTCTTAATGACTTAGTGGAGGCAATTCCTAAAGCTGGCCCTATTGTCAAAGGACTTGGTGGAGATGTAAAAGATTTAGCATTATATTTAACTGCAATGAGAGAAGGCGGAATTAATGCTTCAGAAGGAGCAAACGCATTAAAGTCAGCATTAGCATCTTTAATTAACCCAACAGATGTAGCAGTCGGTAAGTTTGAAACACTTGGAATCGATTTACTTGGTATAGTAAATAATAATGCTGGGGACCTTACTGGAACCTTAATGGCATTACAAGGAGCTTTAGATAACTTAAACCCACTACAAAAGCAACAGGCAATTGAGCAACTATTTGGTAAGTTTCAATTTTCAAGACTCAATGCTCTCTTTGAAAACCTAGGAAGAGAAGGAAGCCAGACTTTAAAAGTTTTAGATTTGATGAAAGAATCTACCGACGGATTAGCGCAGGTAGCTGATCGAGAATTAACAGCAGTAACAGAATCCGCATCTGGTAAATACAGAAGAGCATTAGAAGGATTAAAAGCTTCTCTGGCAGAAGTAGGAGAACAATTTTTAACAATTAATACTGCTTTGATTACAGTAATAGATAAGATAGTCCAGTTTGCCATGAACTTGCCTGGACCAGTCAAGCAGATATTAGCGCTGCTTGGTGGCGTTACAGCAATTGCTGGCCCACTAATTATGTTAACTGGTTTGCTTGCAAACTTCTTTGGTAATATGGCAAAAGGCGTTTT